TTGGGGAAACACGGGAAAGTCCGCTTTGGCAGATTTCTTAAGCGATCGTGGTGACGTATTTTGGGCGTCTACTGGTGGTTATAAAGATACATTTCACGCATTTTCTAAAGACCCCCAACCATATGTTATTATTGACATTACACGAGAAGAAGGCAACGATGTTAAAAAGATTAAACACATTTATGGAATTATAGAGGCATTCAAAAATGGTAGAGCATTCAGTGGAAAGTTTGATAGCGTTTCGTTGTGTTTCCCCAAAGCTAAGGTCTTGGTCCTTAGCAATACAACCCCAAACCTAACGGTCTGGAGTAAAGATAGGTACACAGCCATTATGTCCGTGTCCCAGGGCGAGGGTAATACTAACCCTCGCCTTATTCCTTTTGGGACAAATTTTCAAAAAATTGAAAAACGGAATTGTTTTATTGATTTAGATACGGATAGTGACAGTGAATAAATATCTAAGGATAATAATATAAAAATGCCAAGACAATATAGACATAGAATCTATAAACCATTAAATAAAAGTTATTATTCAAGAGGAACAAGTACAATGACAGTTCCAACAAGAGCTGCTACAGCTGCATATGCATCTATACCGTGGGCAAGTTACATGAATAAAATTAATGAAGGAATTAAGTTTGCTAGAGCAGCCAATAGTACATATTTTAATGCTAAAAAGTTTTATGAAGATGCTAGAGGTTCTAATAAAGCAAAAGGAAATAGTACACATTTTTCAAAACAGAGCAAAGGAAATATACATACTGGAGGTTATACATCTTATGGTGCTAATTATTCTAAGAATGTTAAAACTAAAGGTAAGAAGGGCTGGAAAGGTAAATTAACTGTTCCGCATAATAAGAAAAAAACTAAGCAGTATAACAAGAAATTGCCTCATTCTATCATGCAGAGGTATTTCTTAACACCTTATGGTAATTTAGATAGTAATGGTATATTAAGTTATCCACAGGACATGTTAAAATCCAATCCTTCACTTGATGCTAAACATATGAGTGTAGTTGTATTAAATTTAAGTGCATCTGAGAATCATTTAAACCCACATCGTTATAATATAGGTAAGCAGAATGTTCCCTATTCAACTGCTGATGTTGATGAGAATAATAGAAATGCTATTATTTGGGAAAATAAAACTGATAATTCAGAATTAGATCCATATACTATACCTTATCAGGTTAATAAATTTCCTGTTAGTGCTTTTTCATCTAGATGGATGACTCCTACAGGAGGTTCTGGTACTGTGGAATATGAGGTTCCTACCAGTGTTATTACTGGTGTAAATTTAAATCTTGTATTCAAAGCAGGTGGACAACCATTTGACCAAGTTCTGTCGGTGAAGATTGTTAGGTGTACTGTACCTGAACCGTTTAAACCAGGTGAATGGGGTTCTGTTAATGGTGTAGCTTCAAAAGAGGTAATTCAAAGAGAATTATGTAATCGTGCTAACTTTACTTCTAGACTGGCTTTTGAAACAATTTGGACTAAGTCTATTAAATTACGTGGTATAAAAGGCGGAGCACAAAAAATACCTACTGTTAGACTTAAAAAGTTTATAAAAATGCAATATTTGCGTAGTAATATAAGAAGAGTATCTACTGCTGGAGACCAAGCTACACTTGGTTCTATGGCGTTACCTACTACTTATGAATCTCAAGAAGGTTACTTTAATAATCTTTATGTAGTTATTTCTAGTAAAACTGTAGATGACCAATATGTTGCAACTGTATCGAGAGATTTAACTGGGCAACCATCTGGTGAGCAATACGCTCGTGAAGAGTTGGGAGCTTTAAGATCAATTCCAGCACCTGCAATATCTGCTACTGGATATGATAATGAGACAGTTTCTTGTTTCTTTAGATTTGGAGGTACATTTTCAATATATAGAAAAGTAAAAGAATGTGATAGTGGAATTACTGGTGGTTTAAATCAAACTGCTCAAAATGTTCTATCTTTACAAGACCAAATTAATGAATTACAGGCTATTGTAGGCGCTCATCAAGATGACGACTGTACTTCATGTGATGAAGACTCTGATCATTCTGATAGTAGTCATGATAGTGGTGTAGTAGAAGAAGAAGTTATTAATCATACTCATCCTAATGCGAATACTGATCCAGCAGTGGGTTATGATGAACATAGTCATCCTGGGACTAATACTCATAGTCATTAAGTAAGTTTGTGTTATGGCGTTTTGTGTACGACCATCTCCCGTTGGTCAGTGATAATAAACGAGAAATCACACGTGATATTAAATCTAATGATTTTATGCCCACAAGGGGCATTATCACCAAATTGAATTCCTGAGTCGCAACTTTCAGGATTCCGCCTATTTGATATAAAGGGTCTACTCGGTGCATGTAAGTAATAAATTTACCGCAGGCTTCGCGTTTTTTTTATTTATCATGTTTATTTTTATGGTTTAAACAAATGTTTGACTTAAAGTTTTGTCTCGTGTTATATATTATAAATATGGGACAAAGTGATTATTGGAAATGTTATGCTGATTGTGTTGAAGAATGCGAAGAATACAATAGACAAGTTGAAGAAGGTGAGAAAAGCAATAAGAATTCTCATGTTCGTAACTGGGTTGCTACTGTATTTGAATTTGATGAAGAAAAGATTACTAAGGAATTTCTCAAAAATTTTCCTAAACTAAAGTATGGAGTTATTAATTTTGAAATGTGTCCAGATACTGATAGAAAACATTTACAGTGTTATTTTGAGTTCAGTTCAAGCGTTAGACACAGTCATATACAGAGGTATTTTGATACTAAAAAATTACATCTTGAACCTAGATACGGGACTGCTAAACAAGCGAGTGACTACTGCAAGAAAGATAAATCTAGATACAGAGATTACATAGAGTATGGTACTATCTCAAAGGATCGTATGGCAGTTGCAAGTGGTAAGCATATGATACAGTGGATTAAGGATAATAGTGAAAAATTAAAGTTTAGTGATTTTATTGAAGAATTTGAAACAGATTTCTTAAGATATGGAAATAATATGGAAAAGTTGTGGCATAGATTCAAATTCAAACCTAAAAGTTTTGAACATAAGAATTTACGTCCTATTCAAGAAGATATGATTAAATTAATGGAAGGACAGAACAATCGGGAGGTGCCCTGGATTCATGATGATGTAGGAAACACGGGAAAGTCCGCTTTGGCAGATTTCTTAAGCGATCGTG